TCTTTCGGCGCGTCCAGGAGGCTGCCCGCTTGCAACCGATAGACCGGGCAATCGAGGGGCGTCAATATGTCGCAGCCGTAGACCCTGCATCGGCAACGGACTACACCGCCGTATGCGTCCTGGATGTGGAGAGCAAGCAGCAGGTCTACCTGGACAGGTTCAACCGGGTGGACTACCCCGTATTAGAGGACAGGCTGGCGGCGGTCTATGACCGCTTCCGCCTTGACCGGATGCGGGTAGAGGGCAATTCGATAGGCGCGCCGGTGTTCGACCACCTCGCGGCGCGTGGCTTGCGCGTGGAGGCATTTACCACGACCAATGCCACAAAAGCTACCATCATTCAGCAGTTGATGGCTGCTTTCGAACATGAGCAAATTGCTGTGCTTGACGACCCGGTGCAGACCGGGGAATTGTTGAGCTACGAAAGCAGAAAGACCGCATCCGGGGCTATCACTTACAATGCCCCGGCGGGGATGCACGATGATACCGTTATGGCGTTAGCTATGGCGTGGGATATGGTGGCGGGTGGCAACACCTGGCTGATGGAATAGGAGGCATGATGCTGAAATTTTACAAATTAGACGGGCAAAGTGTAAGCGTGAAGTCATACGTGGATGAGGAGGGGTTCACGATATGGGGCGCAGACGCCGCCAACAGCCCAGCCGGATTGGTGAACGCCGTCCCCTGGTTGTACCGGGCGGTTGATCTTATCGGGGATAGGTCCAGCACCATGCCCTTCGCACTCGTCAAGGGCGGGGCGGATTATGACGTATCCGCAGACTGGCAGAACAAGCTGGGATTCCTCCCCAACCCCAGGAGGCTGATAGATGTGCTGGCACGGTCATTGACCGTATATGGCAAGGCATACCTGCTGAATAACAGGAACACGGTGCGGACGTTGAGCCTGCGCTACCTCCAGCCGGAAACGATTACACCGATAATAGACCCGGTGCGGGGGCTGGTCGGATTTGAACGCCGGATCAACAAAGGTGAAATGATACGCTATCAGCCGGAAGATATTATCTACTTCTGGCTGCCGTCAGAACAGGTGGAGATTGGACCGCCGCCCTCCAGCCCGGTGATCGCAGCCGCTGCCGCCGCCGGAGTGCTGAAGGCAAGCGATGACTTTGCCGAATCCTACATGAGCCGGGGCGGGGTGCGCGTGACCATCCTCGCCGTACCAGGGGACACCCGCAAGGAAGAGCGCGACAAGCTAAAATCCTGGTGGGATAATGTCGTGTCGGGTGTCAAGAACGCCTTTACGGCACACGTATTGAACGCCGAGGCGGTCAAGCCAACCGTCATCGGGGACGGGCTGGAGGGCATACAAAACAGCAGTCTGACGGTCCAGCGGCGGGAGGACATCTGCACCGCCCTGGGTATCCCCCAAACGCTGCTATTTTCCAACGCCGCCAACTATGCCACAGCCCAGCAGGATGTTCTATCGTTCTATGACATGACCGTTGTCCCCCTCATGGAACTGATTGCCGAAGTCCTGAACGAACAGCTATTCCAACGCTACGGGGTGCGGATGGAACTGCGCCCGGAAACCATTGACGCCTTCCACGAGGATGAGAAGGACCGGGCGGGTGCGTATGCGTCCTATGTGTCAAGCGGGATGAAGCCCAGCGTGGCGGCACAGATATGCGGGATTGAACTACCGGCGGACATGGAATACAGCGAACTGGACGATCCGGAGCCTGCCCCACCACCTGCCCCGGTGGTGGTCGAGGAACAGCAGCCGGAAGAACAGCCGGAGACGCCGCCAACCCCCATCCAGGCGGAAATGCGCCGGTGGGAGCGCAAGTCGATCAACGCCCTGAAGCGGGGCGAACCCGCCCAGGTGGAGTTTATCAGCAACGTCATTCCCCACCTCACGGCTGCCCGGATAGAAACAGAACTCGGACGGTGCAAGTCCATCGAGGACATCACTGCCGTGTTTGCCTACTACGCCCCGCAGACTGACATGGTGGCGATTGACCAGGAGGTGAAAGACATGGAGACTGAAAAGCTGGACATGCTGCTGGCAGCATTGAAGGCGATTATGGAAGCCCCGGAGCGCAAAGCCGCATCGGTGGCGAGCATCGACATCCCAACGGTGAACGTCACCCTCCAGGTCCCGCCCGAAAGCATCCAGGTGAACGTACCGCCCCAGCCCGCCCCGGTCGTGAACGTACCTGCGCCGGTGGTCAATGTCACCGTACCCGAACAGCAATCGCGGAGGTCGTGAAACGTGGCAGAGGATAAAGTCAGGCGTTTTATCACCATCGCCTTCGCAGAAACGGAAGGCATCAAACTACAACGGCGCGACAAGCGGGAGCCGGATAGGGAATGGAAGGAAATCGCACAAAAGCGCATCCAGTCGATTGTCCGCCGCCGGTTCAAACGCCAGAAGGCAGCCGTGTTAGAGTGGGTGCAGCGGCAGGCAGTTTATACCAAAGCCCCCATCCCGCCGGATGACCTGTTCGAAGATGAGGAATGGGACATTGAGGACGAAGCCGCCATGATGCATATTATCCTATGGGAGATGAGCAAAGGGGCGGAGCGGTTTTCCTCATCCATCGGCATGACCTTCGACACGTCCGGCATCAATGTCAGGGCGGCGAAGTTTGCCCGAACTTATCTCACAAAGTGGCTGGCTGACCTGGACAAAACATCAAGGGAGATTGTCAGGAACGCCCTGGCATTGTTCGTTGAAACGCCCGGCATGACCATCGGCGACCTGGTGAAGATGCTGCCATTCAACGAGGAACGCGCCTTGAGGATTGCCGTCACTGAAACAACCCGCATCTACGCCAAAGGACAGATGATTGCCGCCCAGGAATTAAAAGAACAATACCCGGACGTGCGGATCATCAAAACCTGGTTCACGGATAATGATGATAAGGTATGCGAAATCTGCGGACCGCTGCACGGCATGACAATTGACGTAGACGAGCCATTTTATGACATCGAGGATGATCTATACCAGGACGGCAACCCCCCGGCGCACGTGAATTGCCGGTGCTGGATTGAGACAAGTACGGACATCCGGGGCAACCGCTAATGTCAAACGATTTATACATCCAGGTAGTCGGTCTGGACAAGGTGGAAGCCGCATTCAAACGGTTCCCGCAGGAGATTGAGCAGGACATCGGGCAGGCGGCTGCGGAAGCCGCCAAACTCATTATCATCCAGGATGGGGTATCGAACTATCCCCCTGCAACGGAGGCAAACGCCCCGCCAGTCCCCTGGTATGAGCGAAATAAAGGCATGTGGGTGATGCGGCATGGCGAGGTCATCAACCTGGAAAATTCAGAAGAATATGGCGCGGCATTTGACACACAAAGGGTAAAGATGGGGGTGACAATCATCAACAAAGCCAAGTACGGCAAGTACATTGGCGGCGAACAGCAGGCGCGCCACATGGCACGGATTGGCTGGCGCAAGGTCTTTGACGTTGCGAAGGAAAAGCAGGCGGAGATCACCGAGATATTTAACTTGTGGATCGCCAGGCTAATTCGGCGGTTGAATTTGTAATAAGTACTTGACAGTTGTACAGACATTTGCTATCATAGGTGTACACACTATGACGGGCGAGGAATATCATCCACCGCCCAGGAAAGCGGGAATGTAAAAAGCGGACGTCATAGGCTTACGGTATAGGTGCTGAAGCACAAGTAAGGTCAACGTGACTTTACTTGTGCTTTTCGTTTAAGGAGGTGTAATGGAGGAATTTACTTCCACCACCACGCCCATACCAGAAGCGGGGGAAACGACAGAGAGCGTCAAGACCGGCGCACGCAACAGCCGCGATGATAAGGCGCGCATCCGCAAGGCGCGGGAGCTTGCCACAAATATTGTGGATATCACACGCGAACTGGTTCCAGATGACCAGGACTTGCCCGAAGGGGAAATCCCGATCAAGTCTGACGACCTGGTGCAGTTTGGCGATTGTGTCAAGGCAACCCGCCTGGAGGATGGCACTCTGAAATTAGGCGGCTACCTCATCCGCTATTCCACCGAGAACGACCCGGACGTGACCGGGGACTATTTCACCCAGGATACCGACTTTGGACACGACTTCCCGGCGCGCATGCCCGTGTATTTCCATCACGGTATGGACGCCAAGATGGGGAAGCGGCGATTGTCATCTGCCACATTGACAGAAGATGAATTCGGTATTTGGGCTGAAACAATCCTGCGGGATCGTGACGAGTATGAAAAGTTTCTCGCACAGATGGCGGAAGCGGGCAAGCTGGGCTGGTCATCTGGCGCGGCATCCCACCTGGTAGAGCGGAAATCAACAGGCAAGGCAAACCGGATTGACACCTGGATTATTGCCGAAGCTTCTCTGACACATACCCCAGCGGAGCCGCGCAACAGCGTCAGCCCGCTGAAATCAATTCACCCAATCCCTCAAGAGGAGGAAACAACAATGGAAATCACCGAAGATCGACTGACTGAACTTATTTCAGCAGCCGCAACCAAAGCCGCTGAAGAAGCGGTCAAGTCCATGCCCGCCGTTACGCCTGCGGCTGGATTTGATGTGCAAGTGACCAAAGACGCTGGCGACCAGCCATTCAAAAGCGCGGGCGAGTTTTTCCAGGCAGTCAAGAACGCTGCCCTGTACCCGTCATCCGCCGATGAACGACTGAAATCCCTCAAAGCCGCGTCCGGCATGAGCGAAGGCGTCCCCGCCGATGGCGGATACCTGGTATCCCCCACCATCGCTGGCGGCATCGTGGAGAAAATGTACTCCACCGGTAGCATCCTGTCCCGCGTGGCGATGGATAATATCGGACCCAACAGCAACGGCATGACCTACAACGCCATTGACGAATCCAGCCGCGTGGACGGCAGCCGCTATGGTGGTCTGCAAGGCTATTGGCTGGCGGAAGCCGGAAGCAAAACCAGCAGCAAGCCGAAGTTTCGCCAGGTTGACCTCAAATTGAAAAAGGTCGCGGCACTGGCTTACGCCACAGATGAACTGCTTTCCGATGCAACCGCCCTGGAAGCCTGGCTGTACCGCACTGTTCCCAACGAGTTGCGCTTCAAAGTTGAAGATGCAATCTACAACGGTGACGGTGTTGGCAA